CTGGATCTACATAAGGCCCGTTAACAGGATCACGCTGTTTGCCAATAAAGGTAGCGTAGAAACCTGAAATAGCTGGTAAGAATACAGCGTAGTCGTTTTGCTTGGCAGTTAGGTTATCTTGGGTCATAAAAATTTATCAAAAAATGGTGATACGTGCACAGTATTAGATTTATTATAACTGATTTGTCTAACAATGTCAACAAAATGTTGATGTTCAGGATGGTCAGGATCGGCTACATTGTGTTCAAAATAAGAATCCCAAGTAGTCCAATCACTCAAAGGTTGTATATCACATTTTACATCTAATCTTTTTCCTAATTCAATAAAAGCTGGCAAATCTTTGTAGTTGGCCTGTTGTACAACAAAACTTATACGCACTTCGCTTGTTCCTCGGTTCTCCGCTATCCATTCTAAATTTTCTATTAGATTTTCCCATTTGCCCGGTCTGCGTACCTGTTCATAGACGTCTTTAGATGCCGCATCAATGCTAATGTAGTAAGCATATACTGGTAAATTTGTTTTGGGCATTATTTTTTTAAGCAATAACCCGTTTGTTCCTAAAGTAAAATATTGATTAGATTTGGGTTTATAGTTGAGCACCAACTCTCTTAGTATAGGGCTGGCAATAGCATCGCCTGACCCGCCTAAACTTATAAGTATATCTTTGTCAAACTTTTCTAACCAGGTCAAAATACGCTTGATGTAGTCTTTTTTTAAGTCAAACTCAGGTCCGTCTTCGAGCATAAACATTTCTCTGCGACAGCTAGGGCAGGCTAAATTACAACTATTATCAATATTAATACTTAGACTATAGTGAGTTTGTTGTTTGTTATGTTTTGTAACACCACAATGTGTAACAGCGCACCAAGTATATTTTTTCTGATCAATATCGTCCTGTAGTATTTTTGCTACTGGAGAATTCCATATACTTTCTAAACTATCGAAATCAGTTATTTTTCCTACCGGAACAGGTAACCATGCTTCACAATTACATAAGAAACAGTTACCTTCAAAATCAACGCTGACATGACGACGTGGCAAATCACAACTGTACATTATTGTATCGTTGTAATCTTTGCCACGTGCCATCGACCGTAGAGTAAACTCTAACGGTTTAATGCTATCAATCACTTACTTTGTGCTGGAAGAATAAAGTTATAACTAGCAAGTCCTGAATCGACAGTAATCATTGCCGCACCGTCATCGCTGATTTTCATAACTTTGTCGCCATACAAATCAAGAATACTGATTACAGTCTTGATTGGCCAGGACCAAGCACGTTTGAGTTGGCCTTTGACATCGGGTTGGAATACAAAGTTGCCTGAGTGTGTTGAGTGATCACCAAATACAAATTTAAGATCACCGTCTTCTGTTTTGGCCTGGAACGTAGTTTCTTCTACGTTGGCTGCCGCTTGCATTTTTAAACGCTGGATAGCTGCCGCAGTAGGTTCAAACTCAATACCCCAGTTGGCACCTTTAAACTTAACAGTTTTAAGTTTTTCATTAACAATTTCACTGGCCATAAAGCGATAGTTATTCTTAAAGTCGCCTGCTTTGTTTTCAAAGTTAATGCCATCTGGAGCACCTGTATCTTTGCGAGTAATATTTAACTTGGCATCTTCTTTGTATTCTTGTAGGTTCAATAATACTTTGAGCTTGCTCAAGTTAGGCATACCAAATGTACCAACAAAGTCAGCAACGGGATTGGCAAACGTTCCTTCTACTACAACTGAACGATCTTCGGCCAAGCCAGAGATTGTAGTTTCTTTATCTGAGCCAGTAATTTTAACCAAATCAATTACGCCCAAATCAAAAGTATGAGACACTAAGTCTAAGAGATGATCACGCATTTTATTTCCTTTATGTAAGTAAGAGTAGTATAACAGAGTTATTTAGAATTTTCAACTAAATTGGTATTATTTTGGCATTATTCGTGCCAATATTTGACCGCCGCGGGTTGATGTAAGAACTCCAGGTTTTCTTAGCTCAATCCAGGTAATAGCGCCTTGTGGTTCGTGCCATTCGTAATTTATTTCAAACCCGGCCGAATGTGCCAATTCTTTTACAAGATATCCGGGCGTATAACAACGCCACCCAACTTCGGCATATTTAACTGCCCCAGCATAGTCACAATTATTAAATGTAATTGCTAGTGTGCCGCCTGGCTTGAGTTTTTGATATAGCTCTATGAAATATTGTTTTATGACCTGTAAAGGTTTAAAATCAAAATACATAAAGGCAACACAGATACCGAACTGGCCGTCAGGTATATGCTCAAAGTACACTTGGTTGTTTATGTCATCAATAGTATATTGTCTTACCCTATTTTTATACACATCATTAAAACTATCAATAGTGGGAGCCAATAAATCGTAACTATGATCTAAAACATATAATGGCTCGGCGCTCAACAGTTGCGTAATGAAATTTTCTTTAGCTGGGCGAATAAACATAGCGGCGTGTTGCCAGCCTACATAAAATTTCAATCTTGTTCTAATAATATCTTTAACTTCTTCGTGAACATTTAATCTTAGATCTAAAATATGATCGGGTAAAAACTTTGGAAATTCTTCGTGCAATTGATAACTTAGCTGAAATAACGGTTTTTCTTCCTGCTCAATAGTTAATTTTAAGTCTTGTTTTATTTTAACAAAAGTTTCATTAAATTCCTCAAGCGAATGATTTATTGCACTTAAGTTGCTAATTAGGTCGCTACTTTTAGTCAAATAGATAAACTGCTCCAACTCGGCGTTGACTAATCGGATAGTATTGGTCGTAGAAAGTTTATTCAATGTTTCTTGATAATAAACAAGGTCGCTTAGTTTTTTCATTTTAGAATTCAAACAAATTAGTAAATGTATTTTCAGTATTAGTAGCTGATGCTAAATCCCAATCCAATACACCAAGCAAATTATCTACTTTCTGGTCCACAACAGTAGCTTCCATTAAAGCATCATCAAATGGCAATTCAGTAAACCATGCGGGTAATCTGGTTTCATCCGTAGGATAGCCAATCGAAGTCCAACCCAAGGGATTAGGTTTTAATTTACATACAATAGTTTTCATACCATCGACAATCTTAGCAGAATAGTTATCGCTGTTCATACGACGTAGGTTATTCCAATTCAGTGCCGCACGAACGTGCCCGGGCATATTGGCCTTGCCTTCTTTTTCTTCTTTGGCACCGTATGCAGTTAAATTGTTTACACGCTTAGGTGAACCTTTTTCCCAAGCTGGTCTTTCCATAAACTCATACTTGAACTCGCGAATGCGTTCTACAATGGCTTCGCGAGGAGTTCCTGTCAGGACCTTCTCAAGAATTTCATATAGGAACTCCTGGATAACCTTGGGAGTATCTGAACGCTTCAAGTCTAAGCCCATAGCTTTAATCTTACCTGGGTTACCATCTACGTCAAGGCGTTTGCCTTCTAAATCATAGATTAGCACGGCATAGCGTTTTTTAGTAATAAACAAACTATTGGACGCGACTAATTCGCGACCTGCCTTAATAAGCTCGCCAGCTTCTCGCGGGCAATGGAATGCCTGCTCCATAAACGCAGGAAATGATTCGTTTACTTGATCAGCAATGTTGTCATATAACTGAATACACATTTCTCTTGACCAGGTCATACGACCTTCGGCAACTTCTTTTTTGATAGCAGGCCAAGCAGTGAAGTAACAGGAGTCTGTATCACCATAGATAATTGCTTCGCCCACGTGATCCTTAACGCCAGTTACACACTCGTTAATATAACCAGCCATATGTCGAGCGATTGCTCGTCCTGTTAAGGTAGTTGACTGCCCAATGCGTTTATCAAAAAAACGACAATGCGGATTTAAAATAGCGCCATACAAACTATTCAAGTTAATCTTTTTAACTAACTGTCGTTTATCCCAGAAGGCAATTTCTTTAGGATCTGTAGCGTCTTTCTTCTTGGCCTGTAATTCTTTACGTTCAGCATACCAACGCTCTAACAAGCCTGGAACAACACCCTTCTTTTCGTAAGTAACAATAGTGCCGTTGGCTGTTAGCATCCAAGGTTGATTACTGTTAAAGATCATATTCCAAACTTCTTTGGCAGAATGTACTGACTGGTCTCCGTCCTGCCAGTCAATAGTAATTTCTGTACCTGCTTGTTGTTCCATTACTGCTGTATATTCAAATGAGCCAAAGATATTTTCCCAGGCAGCCGCAAACGATTTCTTTTTGTTTTCAACCAAATCATTAATATAGTGATTGGTAATAGTTGGGCGTAGCTGTCCTACAACAGTTTCCATTCCCATATTGAGCGCACGAATAGCTGATGGATATAGTGAGTTAATATCAACCGCTCCTACCCACTCATGTACACCTTTTTTAGGATAAGCAACATACGCACCAGCTGCCGCGGTATCTTCCTCGTCGCGATGTTTACGATTAGGCACTACAAGTTCGCGTTCGTGTGCTTCATTAATAATAGCCTGCTCTGTAACAGCTACCGCACCCATAACAGTTGGCAGTAATACAGTATTATCATGCGCAATTTCATTAGCTAGATCAATGAACTGTAGCTTCTTATCTAATTTGTCTAACAGTAAAGTATCCTGACGGTTATATTCAATAAACTTTTTAAAGTTTTGATTATACAGTTGATCCAAGGTGCCTTCATAGGCTGTCTTAGTTTCGCCTAGCTCATATTCGCCAATGGCGTCTAAGCTATAGCTGTGCCGCTCCTCATAGGTGTATTTGCGGTACAACTGCATATAGTCCATATGAACACGGCCTACTAGGTCATATGTTTCTGATTCAGCGCCAAATCGTTCAAAGGTTCGCGGTTTAGGGAATTGTCCCCACAAGCAAAAACGGCGTGTGTCGTCCTTACTTAACACCCGAGTGATGCGATTCACTGTGTAAGGTATATCATAGCCTTCTGAATTCCAACCTGACAGTACGTCAGCATCCTCAATCAAATCTAGGAATGTTTTTAACATTTCCCCTTCGTCTGAGAATACAATAGTATTTTCAAAATCCTTGGCAATATCTTGCCCTGTTTCAAGACTCATGTGTTTGGGTGGAATTACTAGTGTAACTAGTTGCTCCATCCACTGTAGATAAACAGATATGGCTGTGACCGCATTAAACGGATCTGAAGTGGGAGAGAAGCCACGCTTTTGATCAAAGTCCACTTCGATGTCAAAAAATGCGACATTTAGTTTAGGAGAGTTTCGACCTTTGTAGTTGTTTTCTAGACAGCGAAAGATAGGGTTAATGTCAGACTCATAGAGGTTTTTACCCTTGGCCATGGCCTGTTCTTTGCGAAATTCTTTACCGCTGCGAGTTGAGAAGCGAGTAACTGGAGTACCGTAGATGCTGGTAAACTTGCCATGAGGATCGTCATAATAAAACAAATACTCCGCAGGGTATTCTTTATAAACACGCTCGCCGTTGATGCGTTCTACAACGTGAATACGGTCATGCTCGCGATCATATAGTGAATCAACGTAACTCATTCAATCTTTCTGTGTCTTATGGCACACTGGCCCTGTATCATGCTCGTATGTGAGCGACTCATACTGCTATTTATAATGTTTTGCCAACTTGAGTTAGGATTTGTTCTAGCAGTTCGTGATCTTGTTGTTCGCGACCAAATTCACTCTTGTGTGCAAGTTTAATTGCTTTTTTAAGAATACTTGGTTTAATTTCTAACTCTTCGGCAATAGCTTTAACTGTATCGTTTAACCCACCTTGTAGAGTTTCAATCTCCATAGTAACCTGCATACCTTCGTTGATAATTTGCTCGAGTTTTTTAGTTTGCTCGGCTGTAAATACGCGATCTGACATTTAAATCTCCTGTTGTGTAATACTACTATTATACACTAAGATTTAGCAAAAGCAAGAGTATTTTGGTTAACGGTTAACCTCTTTGCCCCAATCAATTCGATTCCAAATACGTTCGTGAAAGTAATACAAAATACTGTTTACTACCAAAGCGAAACTTACAACTCCTAGCCCAACCCAAGGGTTACCTGACGCAATCCAACCTCCAAAGAAATTGGTAATAGTTACAAGGATTCTCCAAGTTACTACCTTGCCCATACTGCGCATAGCTTTTTCAATCCATTTTGTGTGAAACATTTTTATATCCGTATGTATATAGTTAATAAGTATTGCTATGAAACGAGCCGTGTTATGTGTATCTAATCCTTATGACTATATTGATCAATTTGACAATTATAGTTTAATGATTATTAACCCCGAAGCTCCAGTACATCGAAAACAATATTTATTAGACCGTGCTGACTGGAGCATATTAATTACCAATAACGGAACGCAGTATAGAGATGGTGGCGACTATCCTAACGAACGACTATTTTGGTATACAAGTGGAACTACAGGCGATAGTAAATTTTGTAGTTTTACTCAAAAACAAGTTGATATACTTGCTAACAATATTGTCAATAGTTATAACATCACTAGTAACGATAGATATGTTGGCATTATGCCATTATGGCACGCTCACGGCCAAGGGTTTTACTGGGCGACACAACTAGCCGGTTGCGAAACAAAGTTTTTACCTATTTCTGAAATTAGAAATATAGCTAACTACTCCCCGACATTCATTACTGCGGTTCCTGATATTCTGAGAGTTATTGGCCAATTATCGTTTGACAATTTGCGATTTATTCGAGGAGCAAGTGCTCCTATGTCAAATAATCTATATCAATATCTTAAAGACAAATTTAATGTTCCGGTAATTGAAGCATTTGGTATGACAGAAGCTCTTAGTCATTGTTTTACTAATCCACTCAGTGGTGAACAGCGTATAGGCACAATTGGATTGCCTGATGGAGTTGAAGCTGATATTATAGATCAGCAGTTATACATTCAAGGACCAACATTGTTTACTAGCGGGTGGTATAATACAGGCGATTTAGCGGCCCGGGATGAAAAAGGCTATTATTATATTTTAGGGCGATCAATCGACAGGGTAAATATTAAAGGGTATAAAATAGATCCGTTAAGTATTGAGCAGCAATTAAAAGAAAAAATTTCTGAGATTGAAGATTGTGTAATATTTGGAAGTCAGCAAATAAATTGTATCTATACTGGCGATGTTGATCGACTAGCTGTATCCAAAGCATTAACTGATATACATAATTTTTGTAAACCAAAGTTTATAGAACAGCACAATACTATTCCGCTTGTTAATGGTAAGATATCACGCAAGTGGTTACAGGAAAAATTTAAATGCCGTTAGAAAATTATCCAAGAACAGAATTAGAAGTGTTAAAATTACAAGGGTATGACTTTAATCAAACCTGGGAAGTAGTTGACATATTTGAAAAAAAGATAGCCAAATATTTTGGAGCACCTTACGGTATTGCCACTGATAGCTGCACTCATGCCATTGAACTTAGTATTAGATTATTAAATACTAACGCATTGGTTAGTATTCCCGCTCATACCTATATGAGCATTCCAATGATGTTAGAAAAGATAAAACAGTCGTGGCAGTTTAAAAACGTCCAGTGGGAAAAGTATTACTATCTTGATCCGCTTCCCATTATTGATGCTGCTCGATGCTGGGAATCAAACGTATATGTTCCTGGTAGTTTAATGACCACTAGTTTTCAATTTAAAAAGCATATTCCTATTGGTCGCGGCGGCATCATATTAACTGATAATTACGAACACTACATAAAGCTACAACGTATGTGCCGCGACGGCAAAGATCGTAAATTATTGCAACAAGACGATGATATTATTGAAGTGGGCTATCACTATTATATGACTCCCGAAGATGCAGCTAGGGGCATAATTTTATTTGATCAGTTACATAACAATCCGCATAGACTATGGTCGTGGCAAGATTATAAAATTCTAACTGATTATAATTTGTATAAAGATTGTTTAGTTTTTTAAACTTTTTGTTAAATATTGCCCAGCATACTTAATATCTTTAACAACGTTAGCAAACGCTAAAATTTCAATATCGTTAGCAATAGTTACTTTATTAGTAATAGTTGCTCTAATGTTTATTACACAATGGTTGCCAACCGTTGATTTACCAGTTATCATTACTCCTGGTCTTAATATACAATTATTACCTAAATGGCTACTATGACCAATTAAACTGTATGATCCTATAATGCAATGTTGCCCGACAGTAGAGTCAATAGATATATTACAAAATGGAAAAATAAAAGTTCCTGGTTTTATTACTGGGTTAGAATCAATCAAACTAGTATCGTGAATAAAAGTAATTAAATCAAGATTTTCAGTATCAACTAATTTGATTAATTGTTTTCTTTCATCTAAGTCAATAGATACAGAAATAATATACTGATAGCTAGTTTTATCTGCTAGTTGAATAAAATCAGCTGGGTATATAATATCTACGGATTTAATTTTAGAGATTGCGCTATAAAATTCTTTAGTCATCGAAGACTCGGCATACCCAATAATTTTAATAGGTTTATTATTAGCAATTAGCATTTAGATACTCGTATAGTGGTTGATTATTTCTTTCGCACACGTCCCAAAACTCTTTAGACTGTACATGGTTGTAATTGTGCTCGCTACTTTCTTTAGTCATTTCAAAAATTTCTTGCGGGGTCCACTGGTTAAGAGATTCAATTAATTTAATAATTTTTTCTAATCGTATTAAATCGCCAAGTTCGTTGTCAAATGATAAATCTAAAGGGCCGTAGTTAAACTGCAATCCTAATTTTTGTAACCACTTATAAATATGACGTTGCCCAACTGGAATAAACGCAGTTTTTGATAATAAACATTTCCATGTTTTTTCAGTTACAAAAGGACCTGGTATTTCATATTCTTGATTGTTCTTATATAAAAAGCTATAGTGATAGCTTTTTTGCGTAAAATTTAACGCAGCTTCTTGATATGCTGTATTATTATACGATCCTTCAATGTTATCGTCGGCTGGTAATAATATTTCTTTATTATTCCATTTTTCTCTGAAAAGTTTAATATAATGATCACATAGCTCGCTACCAGAAATATCCCAATTATGTATATTTTTTAAATGGTAGTGATTATTGTGTAGTGAAGCTACGACTTTATCTTTTAATAATTCCATTAATGCAGAAAAAATTATTATTTTACTTTCTGAACGTCTATTAGTTAATGCGCTAGCGGTATATTGAATATTTTTAATAATAGGCCAATCTTTAGGCATACGATTAATTCTTAAATGTGCAGTATTATATTCGATATACTTTATACGATCAGTATCATAGCTATCAGGAATGTATGCGCTAGTTAGTTGAATTACCTTTCCAGCAACGTGTGTGGCGACGTGTTCGGCTAACCCAAACATCAAGCTATCGCCACTTACGATATAATAATCATATCCTGGTGGTGGCGGTGGTGGGTATTCGCCGTTTGTCCCCCATTGTTGGTGTAAATAGAGATACCCGTTTTTATTTTTTAAATCTGCTACCCAAGGATACCAGTATTTAATTTGCTCAGAGTAATTGAGTTGATTTACTGGACTATTAACTGTTTCGGGGATATAGGAAAAGCGAGACATAGGCAGATATTTAGTAAATATCTAAGCTCACTTAATAGTTTTCGGTAGCGAATCGATTCCTAAGGGCAGCAGCCGCCCAGCCTCGCAACTAAGTGCGGTCCTAAGGCTATTCTTTAAACGGGTGCGTAGGGATTCTTTGGTGTATCGAATCCGTCATCATCCGGGTATATTGGATAGTTGTTCATGGTGTGGTTCCCAATCATATTTGACATTGACTACAACTCGGTTTTGTTTTGCGTAGTATGCTTTTGGATCAAATGTATCGTGGGTAACTTTAATGCGCTTGTGTGAGCCGTCGTCAAAGTATACTGTCCAGATATAATACTGACCTGGCTCAAGTTCGTCTACTTCGGTTTCCTCGGAGAGCGGAACTTGCTTGCCAGCCCACTTGCTAACTATTCGGTTACGTTCTTGTCTTTTTTTTAACTCTAACCGAGTTTTAGGATCTAAGGCCCAACCTGGTTTGTTGCTAGGAGCTGTTTCTAATTGTTTAGATGGTTCTTTTATTCTTGTGGCACGTGGTGCGTGACGTTGCCAGTATTCTTGATCTGCTTGATTTTTACGTGATAACTCAGCATCAAGAGCAGCCATCTTGCGTTCTAAGTCTTGACGACGCCGTTGATGTTTAGAAATTTTAGCATCAATAGCTGGCAAAGACTTTGCGGCAGCAATACTGCGCTCTACCTCAGGATCAGTTTCTTCTTCAGCAAAATGACTGCGACCCAATTTGTCTTGCAACTGTTCACGATTTTTGATAATCTTTTTAGCGCCAACTGGACCGGCCATACGACGACTAATATTGCTGAGTGCGTTGCTCATGCCTTCTTTGAGATAAGCAGCACGTGCGGCCTTATAGACTTCAGGTTTGGCTGTAAAGTTAGCAAATCGTGAGCCTTGTGCTACTGCCCACTCCATAAAGTTTACGGATTCTTCATGTGCTTTTTTGTTCTTGTTGTCCAAATAGCCACGCTTGTTAAGCGTAGCCCAACCAATAGCCTCGGCATCTTTTTTGCTGTGTCCTAATTTACGTTCACTTTTGGCAATGTGCTTTTGCATACGATCGACCTTGGCGCCTTCGCCTACCTGGACATCTTCTTCGCAGCCGCCAACACCCTTGTTAGAAAATTCAGTAGGAGCTGGATCTGTACCTTTTAAGTAACCACCAAACTTAGGACCTGTTGGCTTATGTGCCGCCCAAGTCATAGAAGCTTCTTTAATCCCCATACCCGGTAATGTTGCTTGTTTATTAGCTCTTTGTTTTCGTTTAGCTATTTGTCTTTCGGCAGTCACAAATTTAGGATATACAACATTAATAAAATTTCTTGCTTTAGGAGATTCAATAAAAGAGTACCAACCAGCGGCACTACCTAATATATCGCGCATTACGTCGGCTCGTTTAACTATATTGCTAATCCCCTGCATTACCTGGTTAATAGCAAAAATTTGAGATCTGTAGGCTGTAATAGGTGTGCCTTCTATATCTAATGTCACGCCGGGAAGATTATCTATAAAGGCCTGCTTCATTTTTTCAACATTGGCATTCATTCTTATATTTTTTGCTCGTATTGGATCATCAGTAGTTTGTGACGATACCGGCATAGTTTCCTGAGACGCCTCGGTCATAGCAGACAAATCTAAGGCAGGTAAAGTAGACAGATCAGACATCTTATTAACACTCTTAGATGATAGTTTTGCGTTTGCTATCGCATTATCGGCTGCCTGTTTAACACTTGCTGTCGAAGGTTGTGTTGTCTTCTTAGTTTGTATAGTTTTTGTTGGTTCATTGACAGGATCATTGGCAGCAAAACTTGGTTTAGGAGCTGGAACGGCTACTTGTCCTGCCGCCGGCGCTACATTTGCTGGTTCTGTTGGTTCTGCTACAGGCCCGGTCTTAGGCACACTTAACCATCCACTAGTACTGGCAGTTGTTGGCTCTGCTTGAGCTTGTGCTGTTGTAGGATCACTGGCAGTTGGAATTTCAGCTTTGATTCTTTTAACATCTGGCTCGCGACCTGCTTCTATGTCAGCCGCTCCTTTAGCAGCCTGTTTAGGAGTTAGAGCCAGGTCATTAACTTTTTTGGTCCATCTAACAAAACGAGCTTCTTTGTCTTTGAGTTCTTTATTAGTATCATCTATTTTATTGTAAAGTTCTTTTTCTTGTTTCTGCAGACGATCAATTTCTTGTTGTTGACGAGCATTTTCAACGTCGGTTTTATAAGCATGACCAACTACAGCTTCAAGATCAGATACTCCGGGGAATTCTTTACGATATTTTGTCATTGCCATTTTTACATTAGGATATCGTGTAGCAGTAGGCTTATCGTCTGATTGTATTTTAACATTTGGGGCCAGCTCCATTAAAGCTGACTCGGAGACATATGATGAATTTTTTGCCTTACGATCTAAATCTTTTATGGCCTGTACAATAATTTGTACGTTTGCGCGATTCCGTTCCATGCTTAACATACGCACTAACTTTTCACGTTGTGCTATATATTCTTTTTCGTTCTTGGGTTCTGGAAGGATATTTTCTTCTACACCTTGTTTCAGTCTACGCTCATAGTCGGCTATGATATCATCGCGATATTTGGGCGATTTAGCAATGGCGCGATTGACATGATCTGGATATACCTTAGCACGTTGTATATCTTTCTTAGTTACTTGCACATGATGTGTTGGATCTGGGTCATTGTCATAATCACCATCGTCATCATTTTCTTTTAGACCAATCATACGATATTCACCAGCTGGCGTTTTAACACCAATTTGCATGCTGGGATATTTCATTTTAATATTTTGTGCGTGACGTTGGGCCTGTGGCTCACTGTCGTGTTGTTTAATGGCGATCCAATCGCCGCCTACTCGTTTACATACTGTATGCGGACTTGTAGTTACTGGACGATCCATTGATCTTTTCATTTCGCCTTCGTGCATATACTTTTCGGCACCAAGTGCTCCGTCAACAACAAAAACTGTTTTGCCAGTTTTTTGATTCACAACAGAAACTTTGATGTCGTCGTAATCGGCCCATTCAATGGCTTCTGTTTTAGCTTGTTTCAAATCATTGGATGTTAACATCAACTTGTTGAATGTATGATCTATAACTCCGTACTTATCCGCAGGATTTTTCCTTAGATTTAACTGTTCATAGTTTCCTTCAACATTGTCATCAGGAATATTAAACGGAATTACTTGGCCTTCGTCCACGTGCTTGGGTTTTTTGTGGTGCTGTTTCATATTGATAGCAATAGCCGCTTGCTGGGCTGGACTGCCTGCTTCCTCAACCGGTTCAAGTTCTGTTTGTTCAGGTTCGCCGGCGGCAGAGTTTTGCCATTCATCTACATAGCCTTTAGTAATGCCGCGTTCTTTGTTAGCACGACGGCGCCAAGCCACATAGCCGTTGATGTCATTTACACCACCACCATGTTCATCAATGATAGGCATTAGCGTTACTTTGTCAGCTCTTGGATCACCTTTGGCCTGTAAACTTTTAATTAGATTGTCGTGATGCCGACGGGCCAAGTCATAAAATTCGTGACGCTTGACAGGTTTGCCTGCGATACAAACATAATATGGTTCTGGTTTTTTAAAGTCTTGATAACCTTCTTCTACATTCAACTTATAGTATTCATCGCGTTCGGCTTTGGCCTTGGCAAATTCATGGCGTAGTGCTGCTTTGACTTTGGGATCTTGAGTCTGATGAGCACGTTCAGCCAAGTCATCCATCCTAGCTTCCAAGTCTTTGATGCGGCGTTGTTCTAACTTTTGGATACTGCTTTCAAATAAGTTGTTTAAATTCATATTACTTTTCTTCAATGTAGTCGGCTGTTTGTTCAGCAGCTAGACGTTCTTTGCGATGCGCATTAAACAACTCTAATGCTGTTTCGCATTCTTCTATAGTACTAAAACGTGTAGGTAACTCTTTGCCA